ATGACGCCTTCGATTCCGTCAAAGTTTTCTAATGCTTTGCCGATAACTGTTCCCATTTGTGGGTTGTTCCATGGTCTTGCATAGCCATCGCCTGCACTAACCATCATATCACCTTTACGAATTGCACCTCGTACTTTAGTTGGTACACGCCCCTGTAGAGCAATAGCCACTGCTATTCCTTGGCAATTTGAATTCATTGCATATGCAGGGTTAGTTGATACTACTCCTGCAACCCTTGTTGTTTCTTTTTGTGCAAGAGTGACTTCTTGATCACCGCCAAATTCTAATACAGTACCAGGTTCATAATCAGCATCCGCCTCATAGTATTCTGCCAAGTCAGCATAAGTAGCTTGTAGTCTAGAACCTGTAGTCAGAGTCCAATTACCTGTTATAGTACCTGTTGTAATATTTGATCCTGTAGTGATGGCATTAGTGATCGTGTTTCCTGATACACTTAAATATCCATTAATATTAGCACCTGTATTAGTTACTACTAATATGTTTGAAACACCTGCCACTGTAGTAGTTATATTACCATTGGCAAATACAGAAACATTAGAGTTACCTGATTCTAATAGTAATCTTCCATTGTCGTCATTTCTAACAGTAAAGTTATTACTACCTGCGCTTCCTACACCAATCCAAGAAGTTCTGTTCGCGGTGCCTCTGGGGTAAAATTGTATATACGCATGATCTGTACCTTCAAGATTAACTAAACTTCCATTTTGTTTTACATGAAGTGGTGCTGTAGGTGAAGTTGTTTTAATACCCAAGCTGCCTGCTATATAACTATTACCTCCACCAGTTGCAGATAGTATACCACCTGTTGTTAAGTTACCACCACCTATATTACCTGTTGCAGTAATAAGTCCAGCAGTACCTATATTACCTATGTTAGCATTACCAGTAACACCCAATGATCCGCCTGTTGATAATGCTCCTCCCCTAACAGTACCTTCAGCAGTAATAAATCCACCAGTACCAATGTTAGCTATATTTGCATTACCTGAAACACTTAATATGCCAGTAGTTATTAGATTGCCACCTTGAATATTACCTGTAGCGGTGATAAGTCCCGAAGCGTTTACATTACTAACGGTAGCATTACCTGTAACGCTTATACCACTGGTAGTAACTACTAATATATTGGCATTATTACCTACACTCATTGCTATATTACTATTAGCAGTTAATATTACATTACTTGTACCATTTATTAAGTTACCTGCCGTTTGAACATTGGCATTGGCTATTCTAGTAGAGCTTGTAACTATTAAAGGTGGGGTAGGATTGGCAACGGTTGATATTATTTGTGAACCAGTGACAACGCCTGTTGCACTTAATGCCCCTACCGTAGATGTGCCGCTAATGTTAGCGTTACCTGTTACAGCGAATAATGAAGTAGTTGTATTCCAAACTAATGCAGCCACACCATTTGCAAATCCACTTTTATTGAATTGTATTGAGCCCTCTATGCCTCCTGCAACTGCGCCGCTAGTTGCAGATGATAACAATGCTGTAGCAACACCTGAGTTAGGCACATAATTAGACAATGTACTACCATTAACCGCATTACTTAGGCCTGAATCTGTGTATAATGAAAGATTACCTGAAATTGAAAAATCAGGTGATAAACTAACATAAAAATTTTGTCCGTTTAATACGGTATTTGCGTTAGTAGCGTTCGCCCCAGTGATTGTTAATTCTAATCCATTAACATAGGGAGTAGTAGGTTCAATTTGTATTACTACAGGAGTGGCATTACTTATAGCAAATATTGGATTTCTTAGTGTGCCTTTGCTAGCCCAAGCTAGATTACCCTGACCATCAGTCTCAAGAACATACCCTATTGAACCGCCACCTAATTTGACATTATCTACATCACCTAGATGTACTAAATTATTACTATATTGAGATGTATTACCAGGATCTGCTGCATTTCCACCAGTATTAACCCATGCATTTGCAGAGACATTGTATGATATAATTTGTCCTTCTACAGGATTTGTAAAATTTAAATTACCATAACTTCCTTCTAGTTGACCAAAACTTATAGACGAGTATGAGGTTAAAACCTCGACATTTTCAGCATCGTAGGGCGCGCCGCGGCCAACGAATAATCGTCTAGCATCATTTGCCCAGCCCAGTTCAGCTTCGGCAAGTTGGGGAAGGTCTACTAAGTTACCTGATCGTTGAATTATTCGGGATATTTGTATTATAGCCATAAGTGTAATTTACCATTACACTTATTTATCTTTATACTATACGAATTGGAGGTAATACTTCTCTATTCTATTGAACCATTCGTCAGTCCATCTATCAAATTCGTTACCTTCAATAATGAATTCTTGATAAATGTTATCGGCACTGCACATAAATATTACGCCTTTGCGTATTTTTGTGCCATGTACCTCATTGTGTGCTTGTGCGTATGCTGCCAACTGAATAAAATAATCATCAATCCACTCACGCTTTTTAAGTTTATTAGTTTGCTTATGATCCATAATTGCGTCCTCGCCATCATGAACACCCGCTAAGTCAGTTGTGCCTGCATAAACTTTGGGAAAGTATAAGGGAACTTCTGTTCCCCAAAACTCATTACATTTGCTCAATCCTTGATAGATTATAGATTGTGCCATTTTATGACTTTGAATACTATATGGATTAGTTCCAGGATCACCTGTTGATCCTGTCTTAACATAGTTTTCTAACCACTTATGCATACGAGTACCCCTACCGGCAGCTTCAGTAGTAATTGCTTGTGCGTTTGCATGTCCAACACGATTTTTCCATTCTTGAAGAACTTTTTTCTTTTCTTCAGATTTTGTTGCGTCCAAGATAGTAGTAACGCTGGGTAGTTTTAATCCATCGGGAGTAGAATATTTCCTAGAACCGTCTATATTTTCTCTAGGCAATGAAACATATTTGAATTTATTGGGATTGTAAAAGTTATGCATACATCTATTGTATCACTTTTTGACCAAGGATACAATAGCTTTATACCCTAAAGCTTTCGCCACATCCACAGCGACTTTTTTCTTGGGGATTTATAAAGTCAAATCCCTCATTAAGTCCTTTTTTAGTATAGTCTAATGTTATACCTTGCAAGTAATTTATTGATTTTGCATCAACTAGTACTTTACATCCTTCACAATCAAATATATGATCGCCTATTTGGAAGTTGTCAGCATACTCAATGGTGTATGCTAACCCAGAGCAACCTGTAGTTTTTACACCCAATCGTATACCTAATCCCTTATTGCGATTCACCAATTCTGATTTTATTTTTTTAATAGCTGGTTCAGTTAATTTAATCATGATAAGTCATTTGCATTCTTAGCCATTTGCGCTACAATTTCTTTACTATCGGTATTATTATTTGATGTTGTGGGTGCTGCTGATTCTTGACCTTTAAAAACTACATTATCTCCCTGAATATTGCTGATCACATTATTCAGAGGAGGTTTTTTAATCATATCATAGATATCAGTAATGTCAAGTGTTATTCCGTATTGTTGGAAATATTGTAATAGGTTATCAGTGGTCCATTGAAGATTGGGATTCTTTTCAAGACCACTTTTTAGTTGATCCGTTATAGCTATTAATTTTGCTGTTTGGGGATCAATGTCGGCAAATTCATATAGACGCATAAATTTATCGTCTTGCTCTACCAACTCCACCTACTGGCATGGGTTCAGGTTCTTCAATCTCTTCTTCACCTGATACATCTATATCCATTTCATCGTCGCCCATGTCATCTGGTGCGGGTGGCATTTCATCGTCCATTCCACCCATATCAGGCTGGAATTCTTCTGAGCCACCTTGACCTGTTATTGTGCCCAATGCTGACTTTAAAGTACTCTGACTTGAAGTTAACGCAGCTTGTAATGAAGTCAATGCTTCTGCGGCTTGAGAATTGAATTGCTCACTCTCGCTTACGCCTATTTCTGATTGAATTGAATCTACTAATGCAGGTAGTTCTTTTACCAACATGTCACTTACTTCTTCAATCATCTTTTGCACTGAATCAACCATGTCTTGTGCTGCTAAAACAACTTGTGATTTTTCAACTTCTTCATTCTCAATAACGATCCGAGGTTGAGGTACTCTTTTCAAATCAGCAAGATGCTGTGATAGTGCCTGTTCCATGAAAACTAATTTCATGTATGTAGGGCTTGTTTGCTTTGAGTAAAATTCTTTTGACTCTTTAGCTTCTTTGATTAAATTACGAACCTTAGATAACATACTTTGTGAGGTTTGTAATGGTAATTTTTTGAAGTCTACAGAAACATTGTAGTTTTCTCGTAGGGCTTTTTGTACATTACCTATCTTGTTTTTGTCCAATTCAGTTAGTTTCATAATTAATTTCCCAAACTATATCAGTTATTTATCATTTATTAATAGATTTCAATGTTGTTTGGAACTTTTTTAGTTGCCAAGCTTTGGAATCTGAGACATAATCTTTAATTTCTTTTAGCATACACTGCTTTTTTAGTTTATCTTCGTTTAATTTTGCAAGATATATTAGTTTATCCTCATATGCATTCGCAGAAATTGATAATTTTGTATGCTGCTCTATCATAACATCTATGCTGTTCATTAATATATCAAGTTCTTCTATACGCTGCATTTCATAAAATTTGTCTCGTTTTTTGAATGTACACCAAATCACAGCATTTTTTAAGAATGAGAATGATTTTTGCTCATATGAAGTTGTAACTAAAAATTTATATTCACTTATCTTTTTTATAATATATTTGTTGAATAATTCATATGTTACATCGTCGTGCTTAAAAATCGCAGCATCTGAAAGATTTACATTAAGTTCCTTATTGATAAAGGTTTCTATTTTTTTCATACTTGCTATATCATACATGATTAATTACCTCAAAATAAATGTTTCTATTATTAATGCCTGTGTCTAAAAAATTATAAAGTTCTTTACATTCTGTACCACATTTGATCATGGGTATTTTATCACAGTCTGTATATAGTAATCCCAATTCATTTACACCATCATCAAATACAGTTGCATGACTAATTTCAAAGACAAAAGACCAATAGCTTATTTTTTCTTTACTATTAAATGATGAGCCAAAATTATGTTTACTAGCTAATGATAATGAATTTTTTATAGGGTTAGTTATGTTCTCGGGTTGTGAACGCAATGAAATAGCTTGTACAATAGTATCAAAATTACATTGTTGATTTCTTGATAATACCCAGCTGGGATCAGAATTATTAGTGTTTCTTCGACTAATAACCCCTGTTTGAGTAATATCAAACAATGTTTCGCATCGTATAATGTATGCCATGAAGTTATTTATAGGCATAAAAAAGCCCAAGAATAAATCTCGGGCTTTTAGTAAACTAACTAAAATATTAGTTTGTGAATGTTGCTGTTAAAGTGCAAGTAACAGTGTTAGCTGTACCAGCAGCAGTTAGTGCTGCTTCAATGTTAGCTTTTAGAGTAGTTGTTGTCCATGCGTCTTGTGGATACAAAGCCATTGCTAATGTGTCGTTAGATGCGTCTGTGTACTCATAGATGTAAACTGTAGCTAATTGCTGTGTTGCCTGAACGATTGTGTTTACTTGTGCGCCTGTTAGAGCGCCGTCGGCTGTTACAGTCATGAACTGTAGCTTAGGACCTTGTGGCTGAACTGTGTTACCTGTTGAAACTGCGTTTAGACCACTGTTTGTGTATGAACCTGAGTCATAGTTAATAACTGGTAGATAGTCACCGTTAACCTTTGTAAATTGTGCCATGATAAAATTTCCTTTATGTTGTGAGCTTATTGCTCTACCATTATTTATACCAATTCACAAAAAATGTTGGTTTTGGCTTATCTACCGGCAAGATTTTGGCGGCTAAAACCCATTCTATCAATGAATTTCAAGCCCTGTGACACGAATCCTTCTTGAGTTTGTGTGCCATCTTGCAAATAACCTTGTACAGGACTATCTTCGGCCGCTTTGTTTAGTTGTGTTACAATGTCCATTTTTAGATTATACAATGCTATCCAAATAGCAAATGCTCTCATGACACCTTTACTGTTTGCTTGTAAGTGGGTTGTTATTTTTTGTCTCATACTATCAGTCATGGGACGAGACTGAACAAATTCTGCAAAGTCTTCAACTAAATTACTTAAATCCCCAGACACAATTTTTCTGTTGATATATGTAGTGAATAGCTGGTTGAATGTATTTCTTGCTTGCGGAGCAGTAGACATTAGTTGTTCTACATCGTTTCCGTATTGAGATATAGTTTTCTTAGCATTATTTAATAATTTTGTATTCAACTTCAATGCAGGTGTATTAGGCATCTTGCTAGGAACTATTGCAACATTACTGTTATTTTTCAGTTGCCCTATAGTACCATCTAACGGTGTAGCATCATCAGTGGAAGCAGCGTTTGGTGGAATATATTGATGCACTGCTATACCAGCAGTTTTATTAGCCATCAACTTTCCTAGATCACTATTAGCTTCTACTTGATATGCTATACCATTGGGGTTAGCACGGAAACTATACATATTGTTCTTGGGTTGTAATTCTTGACTAAACAATAAATCTCCCCAATAATATCCTTTAGCACCAGAACTAGCCTTTTCTAAGCCAGGCCAAATGTTTTGGATTAGTTGATGTAATCCAGTTCTTTCTACGCCCCTACTCATGTCATATTGTACAAATTGTTCAGCACTATGAACGATCCTGCCTGAACCATCCTTTTTGTTGAACATGTGTTTATCCATGATAGAAAACTTATTATCTGTTCCGCGCCCAAAAATTAGTGCAGGATAGCCATCCCATTTAATAGTAACGGCTTTGGGGTTCTTTATAGTAGTAGCAATAGAATCAAGTGCGCGTTGAGCACCTTGAGTACCATCTAAAAATATCAAATCTTCAGGATGATCAAGATGCCCTTTAGCTTCAACTACTATTTCATTGGGACGCTCATCAAAACTCTTTAATTTTTGTACTAATGACGATAGAGATTCTGTCAGACTCATTTCACAGCCTTTTTCAGAGATTTTGAGAACCTACTCTGATCCCTACTTTTTATAGCACTTAGTAATTTTCTTTCTAATATTTCTGCTTTTTCAGGATCATAGTGTTTGCCAATCATTTCTAACAGATTGATAGCACTGGCAATAATATTTGATGCTCTGTTTTCAATAAGATGAGAGGCGTCCCTCTTATTACCCAGAGATTCAAGTTCCTCTAACAGGCTACGAGTTTGTTTATGCATACTATTATTTATGCGACAATTTATTATTTAGTTCTTTAATGAACTGAGCAATGAACTCAATTTAGATTTTTGTATATCTGCTACAGGAATCTTTGTATTCTCAGTAATTTCACCTGTTTCGGGATCTATAATAGTTGATGTAGCTTTAAGTTTAGACATTATGTCATTTGCACTAGGTTGTGTGCTATTTTTATTTTCATAATTATCAGGATTTTCATCAGTAATACGCATAGTCTCAATGTTATATTCTAAGTCAATCTTTTGACCTACCCCTGTACTACTACGAGATTTCATACATTGAATTTGATACTTGCCTCGCTCACGCATACTGCGACTTGTAAAGATACCAAATACATTGTCAGCAGTATTGATTTTACTAATACCACCTGCAATATGACTATGATCGAATTCAATTTCTTCTACTGCGCTACGATTTAACTGACTTGCAGTAACCATGAGAATTCCTAACTCTTTTGCTAAGTTACGCAATTCTTCTGACACATACTTGTCTTTGATGAACTGATCGTTAGGATTTACTTTCACACTCACAGGCATAACCAAATCCAAATAATCTACCATTGCAAAATCAATTTTTATTCCTGTTTGAATTTGTACTTCTTTTAAATAAGACCTAATATCATTGACATTGCTTTGTGCAGGCATACCTTTAACACGATATTGACCTGATTTTTTACCAAGCATTTTAACTTTTAATTCAGTTGTGTCGATATCTTTGCGAATTTCTCGGGTACTCATACTGGTCAACATAGCATCAGTACGCAACGATGTGAGTTCTTCCGAAAGTTCCAATGAGATATAAACACCACTAAGTCCCATTTGCAGCCAGTTCAGTGCAATGTTCATCATAACCAAACTTTTACCTGATCCAGAACCACCTGCAAAGATGTTCAATTCGCCTCTACTGAACCCACCATATAACAACTTATCCATCTGGGGCCAACCAGTAGATACTTGACCACCTGCATTAAAATACTTATTGATACGGGCTTTAGGATCAGCAAAGTAATCAGTTCCCATATCTTTTTGTAGGCTGATTTGTACTGCATCTTTAATTAGCTTTTCTACAGGGCCATACTCGCCCTTTTCCAACATATCAGCACTTTTTAAAATTGCTCGCTCTAATTCTTGTCTTTTTGTAAATGCCTCAAATTCATCTAAAAACCATTCTGAATGACCCTCGTTCATTTCAGTAATAGGGTCTAATACAATTCCTGTAGTTGCTTGTATTTGAATTGTATCAGGTAATACTTTATATTTTTCACTATATTCTTTGAACATTGTA